ATAATATAAATATGTTTAATTTAATACAATAACTATGAGTAAACTAAGTACAAAAGAGCTGAAGAAGCTTAAAGATCAATTAGCGGAAATTTCAAAACTTAAAGCTGCATTAGGCGAGCTTGAAATCACTTATCAAGTGCAAAAGCAAAGCCTATTGGCGCAAGCTACCGCATCACAAAGTAAATTTAATGATCTTGGGAGAGACATTGAAGAAGAATATGGTAAATGTACCATTGACATCAATACTGGTGAATTAATACCTGTTGAAGAAGATGTTGACCCATCAGAATTAAAGAAAGCTTAATTTTAAATACATAAACTATGAACATTACTTACGAATGGAAGATAACGGCCATGAAAAAGGCACCTTCGCTAGACGGATTGTCAGATGTTATCACACACATTAGATTTGATTACACAGGAACAGATGCAGACTCCGGGGAAAGCCACACTTTTTCCGGGGCTTGCCCAGTTGGAGCGCCTAGCTCTGATGCTTTTACTGCATTAGCAGATTTAACTGAAGCGGATGTTATTGCTTGGGCACAAGCTAATCATCCTACAGATCATATGAATGAAGTGATTGAAAAAGCTATTTCTGATAAAGTAACACCTAAAAATGTAGATGCTGAGATGCCTTGGGCACCTGCTCCAGAAACTCCAGCTGAACCAACTGAATAATTATGGCTTTAGTAGGAACCTGGAAAAAATACAATATACGTGAATCTGAAACTGAAACAGAAAGTTTTACATTTACAGTACCAGAAGATTTACCAGAAGGCCACCCCGACTATGAATTAAGAGGGCAAGAAAAAACTGTTGTTCAGCCAACGCTTGAAAAAATTCTTGAAGAAACAGTTGAAAATGCATATATTATTGTAAAAGCTGTTGCAATACATTTAGAAGATAGAGATAGATTGCAAGATGATATTGATATTGATCTTGGTAAAGGCTTTAGGGTAAATATTTTATTTAATATATATCAAAATAAAGAAAATAGACTTTTAAATTTTAATATGCCTTATATAGCTGATCAAAACTCTGATGTTTTTTATATAGATTTAGGCGAAATAGATAATAGCAATATACTATCTTGGGCATATTCAAAACTTAAAACAATAGAAGGGTTTGAAGAATTAATTGACGATTAATATGGCGTTACAATCATCAGGGGCAATTTCTATAACAGACATAAGAACAGAATTAGGGTCAAGTAGTTATTCTTTAAGAACCTTATCTGCCGCTGCTGGATTTTCTACCCCTGATGCTATGTCAGAATTTTATGGGTATACATCACAAACAACACCATCTGTAACGACAAATGCCGCTTCATCTGTAGCGGTTACATCAGTAACTTTAAACGGAAATGTCACATCTGATGGCGGCGCAACTGTTACTGCAAGAGGTTTTTATTTTGGAACTAATTCAAATGTAACTTCAAACCCAACATATGGCTCCGGAAGTGGAACTGGCACATTTAGCTTGACAAGAACCGGTTTAGTTGGAAGCACAACGTATTATTTTGCGGCTTATGCAACTAATGCTGCTGGGACAGCGGTTGGGTCAACGTTATCATTTACAACACAAGCTGCTGTTGCAATGGTAGACCGTTGTGCAGGTACCCTAAGTGTATGGGGTTATTCTGATGGCCCTACAAATTTATCATCATTTAATGTTGCTTTTGGTTTTGGACATTTAAAACAAAGAACTTACCTCCAACATAATCATCCAAATTATGGTTGGACAAATCAATTTTTTAAAGAAAGTTCTTATGGATATGGCAGTGATACTGGAGTTGCGGCGTCAAGAACATATGGTAATTCAACTATTACTTATAATTCAGTTGTATGGAAATCAACCTCTTCAACTTCTTCTTTTGTAGAAAATAGATTATATATGTGGTCAGAAATACAAATATATTCTTATGCCACTGGGTATAATGTAACAATACCATCTGGAAGAAGACATTTTATTGATTTAAATAACAGAATGGAAACCTGGAGCTGTTCTAATATATCAAGCACTGGCATAGTTAATACTGGTTCACAAGAAAATAGTACATTAGGATATTGGGCATCAGGTCAATACGGCCTTATGGATGGGTATAGTGACAGAAATGCAAGCAGTAACTTAGGCCATTATGATAATTTTTCATTTAATGCTAATGTAACATCTGCTCAAATCTACCCAGGGCGATATGCATATACAGATAAACGAATTCGTGTTTCATAACAATGGCATTACAATCATCAGGTAAAATATTTTTTGGAGATATAAGATTTATGCTAATTAAAATAATATAATATGAATTTAATAAGAAAAATATCTATAGGTCGTGATTATAAAAACGACGCTATGCACTATAGTGTTGGGCAAGAAGTATATGGTGGCCATAAAATATGTGATATATTAGAAGAAAAAGATAATTTTATTGTTTATATTGAAAAACAAAATGAAGTTTTGCCATGGAAATCTTTTAATAAAAATATGGCTATTAGTATTGAATACAATCTAAATTATGAATAGTATTTATTCTTTTATAATACAACCGAAAGAAAATAGATACAATAATATAAAAAAAATAAACAATAAAAATTTAATACTTAATACGTCGATAGAAGACCATCGATTTGTAAGTAGGAATGCAATTGTTGTTGCTTTACCTAAAGCTATAAAAACAAATATAAAAGTTGGTGATGAAATAATAGTGCACCACAATGTTTTTAGAAGATTTTATGATATTCAAGGTGAAGAAAAAAATAGTGCAAACTATTTTAAAGAAAATTTATATTTTTGTTATTTAGATCAAATATTTCTTTTTAAACAAAATAATAATTGGAAAGCAATTGATGGATATTGCTTTGTACAGCCAATAAAAAAAGAAAATAGTACATTTGTATCAGAAGATAAAGAAGAGCCATTAAAAGGCTTTATAACATACTCAGATGGCTCATATGATAGTGGAAAGCTTATAGGTTTTTCACCAGAATCAGAATATGAGTTTATAATAGACAAAAAGCGTCTTTATAGAGTACCAATTAAATCTATTACTATTGAATATGACAGCAAAGGAACAGAAAAACCGTATAATCCAATCTGGGTACAAAGCAGTTGAAGAACTTATTAAAGTAGCAGAAGAAGAAATTATTGTTCACGGTGGAGAAGATGAGCTAGCTGCTGATAGATTAAAAAATGCTGCAGCTACTAAAAAGCTTGCAATATTTGATGCTTTTGAAATACTAAATCGTATAGAAGCTGAAAAAGCAATGCTTGAAAATAAACCCCAAAAAGAAAAAGGAAATTCTTTTAGTGGATTTGCTGAAAAAAGATCTAAATAATGAAATTTAAATGTTCTGGCTGCGGGGGATGTTGTAGATTTGTTGGTTTTGTACCTGAAGCAAAAGGAGTATTACCAATAACGCCCAACGGGTCATGCGCTTATTTAGTGAATAATAAATGTTCAATATATGATAAACGTCCTGATATATGCAGAGTTGATAAAATGACATTTAATACTGATGGGCTAAGTAGAAAAGAATATTATAAAAAATCTACAAAAGTGTGCCATGAAATAATCGATGCCCTTGGTTTAGATAAATCATATAAAATAAATATTGATGACTACGACAAATAAATATCAGCAAACACTGTATAAAATCGTAGAGCCAATAAAATTAACAACGATACATCGGCTTAATAGGAAAAAAGCTTGGGCGTATGGTTATAATGAAGAACACAATGTAGTTGTTATAAGCAAAACAGGGGAAATTGGCGATATATATGAAATACAAGGATTGTGTATAGCATTGCCTAAACCACCGAAAACAATTGAAAATAACAATAATAGATGGGTACCTCATCAATATCCTAAAGAATTAAAAAATATAAAAAGTATATTTGATTGGGAAAATTATCCATCTGAATTTAAAGAAAATTGGTATGCATATATTGATAGAGAATTTACCAGACGCGAAGAAGGTTATTGGTTTAACAACAAAAACATACCTACTTATATTACTGGCTCTCATTATATGTACTTGCAGCACACCAAGATTGATGTTGGGAAGCCAGACTTTCGAGAAGCAAATAGATTATTCTTTATATTCTGGGAAGCATGCAAAGCTGATAAACGGTGTTATGGAATGTGCTACCTCAAAAATCGACGCTCTGGATTTAGTTTTATGGCTTCAGGCGAAACCGTTAACCAAGCAACAATTACGTCAGATGCAAGATTTGGAATATTATCTAAGTCCGGTGGAGATGCAAAAAAGATGTTTACAGATAAAGTTGTACCAATATCCGTTAACTACCCCTTCTTTTTCAAGCCAATACAAGACGGAATGGACAGGCCAAAATCAGAACTGGCGTACAGAGTACCGGCTTCAAAGCTCACAAGAAAGTCAATTACGACTACGAGTGAAGTTAAACAATTAGAGGGGCTTGATACAACTATAGATTGGAAGAATACAGGGGACAACAGCTATGATGGTGAAAAACTTAGATTGTTGGTTCATGACGAATCTGGTAAATGGGAAAAACCAGATAATATATTAAATAACTGGAGGGTTACAAAAACAACTCTAAGACTTGGTAGTCGTATCATTGGCAAATGTATGATGGGTTCAACATCCAATGCGCTGGACAAAGGAGGCGAAAATTTTAAAAAACTTTACAATGACTCAGATGTTACCAAACGAAATCGCAATGGACAGACTAGCTCGGGATTATATAGTTTGTTTATCCCTATGGAGTGGAACTACGAGGGATTTATCGATTCTTACGGACACCCTGTCTTTGATACTCCAGAAGAACCCGTCTTTGGAAATGATGGAGAATATATATCCGTTGGAGTAATTGACTTTTGGGAAAATGAAGTTGATGGTTTAAAACACGATAGTGATGGATTAAATGAATATTATCGTCAGTTTCCACGTACAGAAGAGCATGCTTTTAGAGATGAAACTAAAAATAGCATATTTAATTTAAATAAAATATATGAGCAGATTGATTATAATGAAGATGCTTTCAGGTCTGGTGCTGTCATTAAAGGTTCGTTTTCGTGGGAAAATGGAATAAAAGACAGTAAAGTAATATTTTATCCAGATTCTAATGGTAGATTTAATATATCTTGGGTTCCACCTTCAAATCTTCAAAATCGTGTAATAACAAAAAATGGGGCTAAATATCCAGGAAATGAACACGTTGGTGCTTTTGGATGTGACTCATATGATATATCTGGAACAACAGACGGTAGAGGCTCCAAAGGTTCTTTGCATGGCTTGACAAAATTTAGTATGGAGGATGCTCCAGCTAATACATTTTTTTTAGAATATATAGCAAGACCTCAAACAGCTGAAATATTTTTTGAAGATGTACTTATGGCATTAGTATTTTATGGAATGCCATTATTAGCAGAAAATAATAAACCAAGATTATTATATTATTTAAAACGTAGAGGTTATAGAGGTTATTCTATGAACCGTCCTGATAAAAGTATTAATAAACTATCTGTTACAGAAAGAGAAATTGGCGGTATGCCAAACTCTTCTGAAGATATAAAACAAGTTCATGCCGCAGCTATTGAATCATATATTGAAAAATATGTTGGTTTGCAAGAAAATGGCGATTATGGCAATATATATTTTAATAAAACATTAAACGATTGGTCTAAGTTTAATATAAATAATAGAACAAAGTTTGATGCAACAATAAGTTCTGGGCTTGCTATTATGGCTTGCAATAGACATTTATATGAACCTAAAAAAACAATAACTAAGAAAACCTTAGATTTTGGATTTAAAAGATATAATAATCAAGGGAGTATTTCAAAAATAATAAAATAAATGTTACAAACACAAACAAAAGGCATATTTCCGAGCCAAGCAGTTTCAGATAGTGAAAAAAGCAGCCTGCAGTATGGCATGGAGGTTTCTAAAGCTATAGAGGCCGAATGGTTTAAAAGAGACTCTGGTACCGCTCGTTATTTTGCTAATCGTGATAACTTTCATCGTTTAAGATTATATGCTAGAGGCGAACAATCAATACAAAAATATAAAGATGAGTTATCTATTAATGGAGATTTATCTTACTTAAACCTTGATTGGAAACCTGTACCTATTATACCTAAATTTGTAGATATAGTAGTAAATGGCATATCCGAAAGAAGTTATGATATAAAAGCATATTCTCAAGACCCTGCTTCTATTAAAAAAAGAAGCGATTATATGGAGTCTATCATTAAAGATATGCAAACCAAACAACTGGCTGATGAAGTTCAAGCCGAGCTTGGAATGGATATATATGAAAATGATAAAGAAACGCTTCCTGAAACTGAAGAAGAATTAGCTTTGCATATGCAGCTTGAATATAAACAAGCTATTGAAATTGCCCAAGAAGAAGCTATTAATAATGTATTAGACTATAATAAATACGAATTACTTAAAAAAAGAGTAGATTATGATATAACTGTTATTGGAATGGGTTGTACCAAAAATAGTTATAATACATCTGAAGGAATTAAAATTGATTATGTAGATCCCGCTGATATTGTTTATTCTTATACTGAATCACCATATTTTGACGATATATATTATGTTGGTGAAATTAGAAGAGTATCTTTAACAGAACTTAAAAAGCAATATCCAAATTTAACAGATGAAGATATTAAAGACATCGAAGGAAAAGGTAATACTTCTATGATGTATAATAAATCTTATTCTGCAATGGACTCTGAAGATAAGTCTTATGTATATGTAATGTATTTTGAATATAAGACTTTTAAAAATCAAGTATACAAAATAAAAGAAACAGCAAGTGGTGCATCTAAAGCTTTAAAGAAAGATGATAGCTTTAATCCACCAAAAGATCAAAGAGCTAGATTTGAAAAAGTTTCAAGATCTATTGATGTTATTTATGAAGGAGCTAAAGTAATTGGTAGCAATAAACTTCTTAAATGGCAAGTTGCTGAAAATATGACTAGACCAAAGTCTGACACCACAAAAGCACAATTTAGCTATAATATTGTAGCGCCAAGAATATATAAAGGAGCAGTTGAATCATTAGTAAGTAGAATGACAACATTCGCAGACATGATTCAAATAACGCATTTAAAACTTCAGCAAGTATTATCAAGAATGGTGCCTGATGGAGTATTCTTAGATGCTGATGGTATTGCAGAAATAGACTTAGGTAATGGAACAAATTACAATGCG